ACAAATGTAGACGATAAAGGTGGTAGACCACAGAAAAATGATGATGAAATAGAAATTGAAACGGATAAATCAAGAGAAAAAGGAAAATAAACTGATGGAAAATAAATTTATTTATAGTCAAGATAAAAAGACAATTGAATTTTTAAAACAAAAATTTGAAGTTCTTTTTGAAGATAATGATGGATGTTATTTCTTGAATGATATTTCAAATGTTGATTTTGATTTATCTAATATGAATGAATCCATTATTTATACAAATTCTATAGATGTGGAGTTGGATTAATGGAAAATGAAACAAAAGTAACTGTTGAAATTGTTGATTTTGAAGTAGACAACAGTTATGACTCTACAAGTTTTTTAAAACTTAAACTTAAATTAGCTCATGATGGTAAAACACGTAAAGGGTTTAATTTCAGTAAAGAGTCGCTAGAAAATGCAGCCCCTACTATTATTAATAAACCAATTCTTGCGAGGGTTGTGTTTGATTCAGACAATAAACCACAGTTTGGTAGCCATGATAAACATTTAGAAAAAGACTATCAAAATAATGTGAGAATAATTTATGATGAAGTACCTATCGGTATCATTCCTGAAGATAATGAATATGCAATTGAATATGATGAAGATGCAAAAAAATCATATGCTTATTGTTATGGGTATGTATGGAAAAAATATTCAAACTATGCTTTAGACATCATTGAAAGAGATAAAAATATTAAGTTATCAATTGAAATCAATATTAGTAAATTTATCATTGATGCTAAAACAAAAGAAAAAATTATTTCAGAATTTAGATATGATGGAGTTACTTTATTAGGTAATGATAGAACACCAGGTATTAATAATGCTGGTGCTACAACAGAATTTGATTTAGATTCAGAAGATAATGAAAGTAATTTAGATGAAAAATTACCTAAATTTATTGATGAATTTAAAAAAATATTAGCTGAATTTGATAATAGTAAGGAAGGAGGAGAAAAAGAGTTGGACAAAGAAAAAAATGTAGAGCCTGAACAAGCTGAAAAAACAGTTGTTGAAGGTGAAAATCAAGATTTTGAAAACAAAGAACCTGAACAAAAAGAAGAATCGGTAGTTGGTGAGTTTGAAAATACTGAAAACAAGACTACAGACTCTGAAGATAAAGGTAAAGGCAAAGTTGAAGGTCAACCTAAAGAAGAAGAATTTGAATTAACTGCTAATGAAACAAGAGACAAACTTCGAAAAGCTTTAAGAGTATTATATTACAATGTAACTAGAACTGATGCTTGGGTGAATGACTATGACTCAAAATATGTTTATTACGCTAAAGAAGTTTATTCAGAAGAAAAAGGTTGGGAAACTACAACTTATAGACGTTCGTACACTTTAGTAGATGGCGAAGTTACATTACAAGATGATGAAGTTGAAACTGTAGTTAAAGTCTTAACCAAAGATGAATGGAACAAAGTAGAATCGGAAAGAGATGCTCAAACAATTGAATTTGAAGATTTGAAAAAATTCAAAAAAGAAACTTTAGAAAAAGAAAGAAAAGTTGATCTTGATAAAGTGTTTGATAAATTTGATGAAAAATTATTAGGCGTTGAAGATTATCAAACTTTAAAAGACAACAATGTTGATTTTTCTATTGAAGATGTGGAAAACAAATGCTACGCAATGTTAGGTCGTATGGATTTTGATAAAGAACCATCTACAAAAAATGATAATTCTGTAGGTGTAATTAAAGTTGATACAGAAGAAACTTTTGAAGATGACAATGATTACAATGAATATTGTGGTGGGATTTTAAGAAAATATTATAAAAAATAAAAAACTAAATAGAAGTTTATTAAGGAGCGAGAAATCGCCCCTTTTTTTATTTACAAAAATGGAGGGAAATTGAATGGCATATAAACACGCTATTGTAGAAAGACAATTAGTAGATAGCGAATTCGTTGGAACTAAACGTGTGGCAATTTTAATTGACGAACAAATGGATAACGGATGCGTTGTTAAATTAAAAGGTTTAAAAAACGGTGAAATGAATCTTTATGAAGTTGAACCAGTGGCTAAAGATACACCTTTAAACCAAGTATTTTTAGTAGCTTCTCCTGAAGTTATGAAAGATGAAAGATTATCAAAATCATTAGATGAATTTTACAACATTAAAGGAACTGTAGGAAATGCAGACAGATTAATTGAAGGAAATATTTTTGGATTAACTGCTGAAGCATTTAGTGGTACTCCTCAAGTTGGGAAAATTGTCGAATTAGAAGCTGGGAAAAGACAATTAAAAGTTGTTGATACACCAACAGCTTCAACAACTACTGTAGGTAAAATCGTTGACTTTGTTAGAGGTTACTACGGAGTTCAAATTGGGTAATTAGGAGGATAGATGGTCAATGGATAGAAATAAAATTTTAACATTAGCAAAAGACATGATTCGTGGAACTTGTCCTGCTGAATTTGATAACGAAAAAACTAATTCACAAGCATTATGTGATATGTTTATTGAAGCAAATGGTGGTTCAAAAGAACTATCAATTAAAAACTTCTATAGAGGAAATGCTTGTTTTGATATTATTGAAGAATTAATTCCTTTAATTGTATATGAAGGATTTACTGGAAATGAATTCTGGATGAATTTAGTTGAATATAGAAACACTGCTTTAGGTGATGAATTAACTTTCTTTACTCCAGATAAAGCTGATTTTATCGTATCTGATTTATCTTACGGTACTGCTGGTATTCGTAGACAAAGATTGGGTAAAGGTCAAAGATATACAATTGATACTTCATTAAAAGGTATTAAAGTATATGATGAATTTAAACGTTTCTTGGCTGGTAGAGTTGATTTCAACTCATTCGTAGATGCTATAGCACAAGCTATGTTACAACGTTTATATGAAGATATTTACAATGCTTTAAAAGGTGTTACTGAATCAACAAGAGGATTAAGTTCTACATATGTTGTTAATGGTACTCATACTGAAGAAGAATTATTAGATTTATGTGAACATGTTTCTGCTGCTAATAATGGTGCTAAAGTAATTATTTTAGGTACAAAGAAAGCTTTAAGAAAATTAAATATGGCTACTATTTCCGATAGTGCTAAAGAAGATAAATACAATATGGGATTCTTTGGTAAATTCAACGGAATTGATACTGTATTTATGCCACAAAGACATAAAGCTGGTACTGATACATTCTTATATGATGATAACAAATTATATGTAATTGCTGTTGGTGCTGATAAACCTATTAAAGTAGTTGATGCTGGTGAAGGTTACATCTTTGATCAAAGAGATGCTGGTACTCCAGTAACTGGTGATTTAACTATTAACTATACTTATGCCCAAGAATACGGTGTTGCATTAGTATTCGCATCTAAAATGGGATTCTATACAACTGCGTAATTATAGGATAAATAGAACAAAATTGGGGAGAAATTCAACTCCCCTTTTATTTTTAATTTAGAGATAAAAGGAGAATTTTAATGGCAGAAGAAGTAAAAGTTGATGAAGTAAAACAAACTGCAAAAAAAACAAGTGGAACAAAAACTAAAACCACTACAAAAAAAGCTACAACAAAAGAAACTAAAACTAATGAACCTAAACAAAGAGAGAGATTAGTTTTAGATAATAATGTTATTTTAAATGTTCAATCAACAACATTTGGTAAATTAGTTTATGTTAATACACAAACTGGAGACAAAGTTGTATGGGAACATGAAAATGAAATCCAACAAGTAACTGCTGGAAACTTAAGAGAAATGAAATCTCGACAACCAGGTTTCTTTAAAAATTATTGGATTAGAATTATCGGTATTGAAGATATTGATGAAACATATCAAGATCGTACTATCGAAGAAATTTACAAAGCATTAACATTACAACAATATTATGAAAATAGCATGATGGATATTGAAGATTTAATTTTAAATCATACAGATGAAATACCTGCTTATTTAAAAAAAATGGGTAAATCATTTAAAACATCTTTAATCATTAGATGTAATGATATGATTGAATCTGGTAAATTAGATGCTTTTTCAAAAATTAAAAAAATGGAAGAAATTCTTGGTACTGAATTAGGCGGTGAAGATTAATTCAATGACACAATTTGAAACTTTATATAAAAGATTTTTGCTACGTGTAGAACAATATTCTTTTTATGATAAAGAAATTGATGTTAGAGAATTAATTTTAAGATCGTATTTAGACCAAGCTTGTTATAGATTTGCACCTTATTGTAAGGATGTAAATTTATTTGATATTGATGAAGAAAATCAACGGTTTAATACAGAATTATCACCACAAGTAATTTATATATTAGTAGAAAATATGGCTGTTGTTTGGTTAAAGACACAAAGAGACAGTGAAGAAAATACTAAAAATATGTTAAGTGAAAAAGATTATAGTGTTTTTAGTCCAGCTAATCTTTTAACTTCTTTAAGAAAAGCCTATACAGAAGCCGATAAAGAAATTATTGGAATAATGAACGATTATAGTCTTGATGATTTAGATACAAAAAAACTTATGAATGAGGTGTTATATAATGAATAAAGCTCAAATTGAACATCTTATTAATAAAATTTTTAAAATCTTACCACTAGCTGAAGAAGGTAATGAAAATATTAAGGATTATATCGGTAGTGTCATGGTTCAAGTAAATGGAGCTGCTGAAACTTCTAAAGATTTTTTCTCATTACCTAAAAATAGAGAAAAATTAATCGATATTTCAAATTCAATTAATTATTTAAAAACAAATGAATTTACATTAAATGAATGTAGACGTGAAGTTTTTAAATGTACTGGAATTCTAGCAAGAATGAAAGAGGATTAATATGGATTGGAGTCCTTTTGAAAAAAATGTTAAAGCAAGTGGGAATTCAAGACGAGAAAGAGAGTTAAATAAAGCTAGACATTATTTAAATAAATATGGAGAAAATAATCCTTCATATAAAAAGGTTAAAATTAATGGTGTTGATGATGTATTAGCGATTAATACAGGAACGCAACCTTATTACAAAAAGTTTCATACCCTTCCTGATCATCATATTCAAACTGGTGATTATGTGGAATGGGCAGATACAGTTTGGTTGGTTAAAACAGCTGATTTTGATGATGAACTCATCATTGATGGAGCTTTGCAACAATGCAATTATGTATTGAAATGGCAAGATGAAAATTTAAATATCATTGAACGTTATGCTGTTACTCAAGGTGCAACTGCTTATAACACTGGGTTAAATGAAACACAGTTGATTACCGTTGGATATAACCAATTATTAGTTTTAATACCATTTGATGAAGATACTAAAAGCCTTACAAGAGGTCATAGATTTTTTGTAAGTAACACGCTTAAAGATATTAGACCGTATAAGATAACAAGCTTTGATACAACTACTAATATTTATAATAGTCATGGATATATTTCTATGATGTTAAGTGAAGATCAATTACAAAAAGATGATAATGTTGAATTACAAATTTGTAACTATCACGAAAAAGAAAATATAGATATTACTGAAAATACAAGAAGTGAAATCAGTTATAAATCAACTAAAATAAAGTCAGGATATAAAAAAGGAACAACATTTACTGCTAATTTTTATAATGGTAAAAATTTAGTAAATGATATTAGTCCTAGATGGGAATTAAAATGTAATTTTAGAGATGAATTAAAAATTGTAGAAGATGAAAATAAAATTACTATTTCGGTAGATAATGATGAACTAATTAATCAACATTTATCACTTATTCTATCTGATACAGAAGGAAACTATACAGCAGATGAATTACTGCTTGAGGTTATAGGATTATTTTAATTATGGCAAATAGCAGAATCATAAGTGAACTAAAAACTAAAGTAACTAAAATGATAATTAATGATGAAGAATTAGTTAAGGCAATTGATCCACCTAATTATCAAGATGAAAATTGGGAAGAAATTTATATGATTAATTCCGCTGAAACTGAAGAAGCTGGATATACTCCAGTTATTTATAGAGAGCATCAAAATCCTAACATGATTACAAAAACTATGACTTTTCTAACAATAGAAGTAAATATTCCTGAAAATTACAATACCCCAGAGATTTTTAAATATCCTCAATTAGAAATTTGGATTATTTCTCATAATAAACATAACAGAATTGATAATATCAAAGGTGTCAGAGATAATCGTAATGATTATATATCTATTTTGCTTGATGAAAAGTTCAATGGTGAATCGGCTGGTATAGGTTCTTTGAAATTGATTTCTAACACTGCTGGAATTTATGATGATAAATTTGTTTATAGAAGATTGGCATTTACTGGTATAGATTTAAGTGACACAATATGTGACTAATGTAAGTAAATCTGCTTTATATTTAGGGAAAGATTTACAGCTTACTGAACATATATTTATTCATCAACCTACAGTTGGTGATGTATTTGAAAATGATAGCGAATATTTATCTATTGTCTACAATTTATGTGCTACTCCTAGTGATTTAGCATACCAACTTGAAACATATTTTCATGTTGATTTTGTAACTGCGGATGAATATGAAGTCTTTGTTAAATACATTTGCCATTCTTTTGATAACAGTAAGACAAAATTGATTTTTGGGAATGATCTTGACTTTTCAAAAATGCAATTAATTCACGATAGTAACACAAATGAATTAATTCTAAAACAACACATAATCAAACAAAAAGAAATCGTTTTACAAGAGGATAAACATGTGAGGTTTAAAAATAAACCCATACCCACAAAATTGTTAACAGAAGAATACGATATAGTATTTGATAAGTTTACATATAGGAGAATGACTGATTATCTTCGGCTTTTATTTAATATAGAAAAGAATGAAAGAAAACCTAAAAATAAAGGTGCTAGAAAACTTTTAATAGAAGAATCAAGACAACGTATGACTGGTGAAAATAATGAAGGTAGTGATGATCAACTGCTAAATATGATTTCATATGCGGTTAATATGCCAGGTTTCAAACATGATGAAAAAAGCGTTTTTGATATGAAATATTATTGTTTTCTAGATAGTGTAAAACGTTTAAATAAAATAACAAATTCCCATATTCTTTATCAAAGTGGATATAGTGGATTTGGAATAGACTTATCAAAGATAAGTGACAAAAATGAAATAAATGCAATGGGTGACTTAAAATAAGTCACTTTTTATTTGCAAAAATTTAGGAGGAAAATTAATGAATATTAATGAATTAGTATTAGAAAAAATTAACAATATTTCATTAAGAGATATTGCTAATCATTCATTAGCAGTTCGTTTAACTAACGTCAAAGATGGTTCTTTAACTACTACTGCTGAAAATACTGCTGTTACTGATGCTGTAGGTGCAACAATTATGACATTATGGAACGCAGTTGCTGCTAATTTATCAGGTACTAATGCTTTATTTAGTACAGATTTATATGCTGCACAAAGTGGTTCTGAAAAAGAAGTAGCTTCTTCAAGTACAAAAATTACAACTTCAACATATGAAGTTTTAGAAGCAACCGCTAACAAACTAGTTTTAGCTAAAACACCAGTTAAGGATAGTATTAAAGAAATCTGTTTATTACAAAATGGTGGAATTGCTAAAAAATTAACTTTAGCATCTGGCACTGCGGATGCTAATACATTTACTATTGCTGATAAAACAATTACATTAGCTGCTGACACAACTGGAACATTCTATGTTGAATATGATTATGAATCAGAAAAAGCAGTTAAAGTAACTAAATCCGCTGATAAATTCCCTGGAGTATATGAAGCGAGAATTTACGTTACTATGCATGATGCTTGTAATAAAAATGACATCTATACTGGTGTTGTTATCGCAAAACGTGCTGAAATTGATCCAAGTTCAATTGAAATTGGTTTAAATGCTGAAGGTGGACATCCTTTCCAATTAAACTTCAACAAAGAATATTGCGATCCAAAAGGTGACTTATTCTCAATTATCGTAGATGAATAATATAGAGGGTTAACCACCCTCTTCTCTATTTATTATATGGTAGAAAAGAAAATAAATCATTGGTGCATCGTTTGTGGTAAAGGTTATCATGCTTGTGATTCATGTGATGAAACAAAATTTATGACATGGAGAAGATTAACAGATTCATCAAACCATTACGAAATCAGATTAGTAATAGATGATTATACATCAAATGTAATTAATAAAAAACAAGCGAGAAAAATGTTAAATAAATGTGATATTGATGATTATAAAACATTTTTACCTCATATTGTTAAAATTATTGATGAAATTTTAGATGACACCGATGAAGTAAAAAAGGTTTCTAAAGAAAAAGAAACTAAAAAAGAAATTGTTGAAATTGAGAATAAAAAACAACGAATAGAAGTTATTTAAAGAAAAATTTAGGAGATACACTATTCGTTTAGTTTAATGTATCTCCTATTTTTTTGTGTAAATAAATTTTATAGAATAAAAGGAATTAAAGGAAATAAATGAAAAGATATAGTCAATTATTTGGCAAATATTATGATGGTAGCAAAGAAAAAGTTTTATACCTTACCGATATTAACCAAAACCATAAATATTGGCAAACCGAATCCATCTATGGTGATTTACTAGATATATTTGCTGGTGAAGAAAGAATGGTGTTTGTCTATAGAAAAAGCAAAAATATGCAAGAATTATATGAGAAGTGGAAAAACCACGAGTTTGATAAAAAAGAAAATAATGATGGGAGTATGAATGAGTAGTAAAGTTTTAAAATTAATCTCCCCTATTCCACCAAGCGTTAACCATTATCTTGGTTATAGAACTGTTAAAAAAGGTGGTAAGTATTTAGCGGTAAGTTATAAGAAACCTGAAGCTGTTAAATACCAAAAGAATTTTAAAGAATATATTATCAGAGAAAGCCTAATTCAACATTGGGATAAAGTAGAAGATAAATTTAGACACGTCTATTATGATTGTGTTTTTTATTTTCCTCGAATTGATATGGATGCTAATAACTATTTTAAATGTATGTTAGACGCTGTTACCGATGCTGAAACTGTTTGGAGTGATGATACTCAATGTCGTGAGCGTGTACAAGGATTATATTATGATAGCAAAAATCCTAGAGTAGAAATTACAATTACGGTTGCAGATAATGTGGGCATTTTTGATAATGAAGAACAAAGTGATAATTTTGAAGATAGATGCAAACATTGTTCTAGATATAAAAGAAATTGTAAATTATTACGTCAAGCAAAAGAAGGACGTATACAAGAAGAAATAACAGATTTTATCTGTTCAAAATATAAGGAAAGCAAGGAGTAAACAAAATGGCGAAAGAATTTAATGAAGAATATTTAATGGACTTTTATAAAGTAAAAAAACAATCACTTACTTTACAAGAATTTTTGGAATTTAGAAATTGGGTATGTTCTAGATTAATTGATGAAGATGAAATGGAAATCAAATATGATATGGCTGGAATTTTCATGCAATTTGCATTTGCTAAATTCTATTTACAAGTAGAATTACCTAATATTGATACTGAAAATGAATTAGATGATTATGAATTAATTTGTATGATTGATCCTGGAGATTATGCTGAATATATTAACTGGAATCAATATACTCAATTAGATTTAAGCATTGAAAGATATTTGGCAAAAATTAATAAAATATACCAAAATGCTAAAGAATATAAAGTTAATGATTTCTTAAAAGATATTGTCTTAACTTTAAACAGTTTTAGTTTAGGATTTTTAGATAAGATCAATTTTGATGCTTTAGATTTTAATGAATTAATTTCTTCAATGGAAAAATTCACATCACTAACTAATGGTCATGTTGATGCTAGAGATTTAGCTAAAAACGTTTTAGATCAAACAAAGACAAATAAGACTAACAAAAGATCAATAGCTAAAACAACAAAACCAAAAGAAGATAAAAAAGATGTTAATTAAAAATGATACACGATTAAAACGTGTCATGCAACAAGTGGCTAAACAAGCTTTGAGTGAAGTCGAAGAGCAAATAAAGATTTGTATTGAAAATTATGTGAGGCAATATTATACAGAATATACGCCTCACCAGTATAAACGTACCTACCAATTTTTAAGAAGTATTACAAAAACCGATGTATCAATTAGAGGAAACACGATTTCATGTGATATTCATATTGATATGAATTTAAACTATTCAGAACCAGCAAGTGATGTAATAGATATTATCAATCAAGGTTATCACGGTAATAAATCTATTAAAGGTACACCAGTATGGTCAGTTGCAATGGATAAAATTAATTCAACAAATATGTTTATTAATGGTTTTAAAGAAGCCTTAATTAAACAAGGTTTTACAGTTGTATAAATACTTGAATAAAATTGTGATTTTATTTTTCAAAAATGCAAATAAAGTATTGACTATACTATATGTATAGTATATAATATAAGTGTAGTCAAGGAACGACAGTTACTTAACTACGAACTCATTTTAAGTTTTATTACATACCTCCTCTACTTATGTGATAATAAAAATTTTTAAGTATTAGTGGAGAATTGGCAGTTCTCTACTAATAAATATTGCGGGATGGAGAAGTAGTATCTCACTTGGCTCATAACCAAGAGAACGTTGGTGCAAGTCCAACTCCACGCAACCAATGGTGCGATAGTCAAGCGGCAACGACAGCAGACTGTAAATCTGCTCCCATACGGGTTCGGATGTTCGAGTCATCCTCGCACCACCATAATACGTCTTTAGTTAAATGGCTAGAATAATAGGCTTCAACCCTATAGATGAGAGTTCAAATCTTTCAAGGCGTGCCAAAAATGGATATGTAGTTTAAATGGTAAAACGCTAGATAGTGTAGGTTCGACTCCTATCATATCCTTGTTAACATTTTAATAACAATAATGTCAACTTAATAAGCCTAGGATAATTATTAAGAGACTCGCACGGTGGTGAACCGACTGGAACAAACAATAAGTGACTAGAGTATGCATCCCAGCAGGAATTAGTTGATCACTAATTTAAATTACCTGATGAAAGATTACGTCTGCGTAGGTAAATGTGAAACGAGAAAGTTGTTATTAAATTCAAAGCTCATTTAGTTAAGCGTTGGGCGAATGAGAATCAGCAGAAAATTTATACCATATTCGCTCTCATATGAGAAAAACTGGTCTAGGGTAGTCCGTGAAATATTCCTAAAACATCCTTCGTGGCTGATAATTTATTATAACATTAGTAGCTTAAATGGGAAAGCCACAGTTATACTGGAGATATTTAGTTCGATTCTAAATCTAATGCCACTGTGATTAGTGAGAAATCAAATAAGGTAGAAAGTGGTGCGCTGAATGATTAAATATCAGATGGAGCGAATAAAACCGATAAATTCACAAAAATACAACCACAAAGTGATACCTTATTAAACACAGGCTCACTTGCTGAGGTTTTGAGATAGCCACTACGGTCAACGCCCCTGTATAAAAAACAACAGTTAGAACGATTAGCTATCAAAAATTCTTTATTGGTAAGAAGTTATTTAAGATATTCAACTACCCTACTGTTTATTATATCTAACATTAGGAGAACGAATAGACTTAATTTTACGGTGACGATCGTATGGTGAGACTTCATTTTTATTAGCGTGTTGGGGCTAGTAATTAAAATAACAAGCCACAGGTTTATAGTGAAAGGTGTCCTGATGTCAATATAATTGATATAAAACTTGTTGCTAGACGTGATGTGCTAGTGAATCCCATGTGTAGAGCTTGGCTACATAAATTTAAAACAAAACTTAAAAAACACTCATACAGCAAAACATTATTTTTACAAGCATTTAATTAGGGATTAAAAAAGCATAAAATTTCGAGTGTTGAACATTTAAACACCATAACAGCAAATTAAAAGATGAATTTTATAAAACAAGACATATATAACTACAAATTATATTTTGGAGAACAATTTTGTAATTGTTCATACCATTAACTATTACTATTACATGGTGTTGTTATCTAAAATAAACAGACATACAGCAAATTTAATAAAGCAAGTATAAGATTAATTATTGGAATAAAAATGGATACATATATAAACGTCTGTTGATTATTTTATAGAAAGGAAAATAAGGATTATGATTACTGATTTAAAAAATGAATTAAGTAATACAAAACAGCTAACCGAAAATGGCGCTGTTGGATATATGACCACTGGCAAAGAATTACTAGACTTAAATTTTAAAACTAGTTCATTAAGAAATAAGAGTGAAGATGAAATTTTCAAATTATTCTTAAAAGCATTTCATGAAGATAAATTATTAGCAATTAAATGGTTGTTCTTTATGCGTGACACACGTGAAGGTATGGGTGAACGTAGATCATTTAGAATTATTTTAAACGGTTTAGGACATCAACATCCTACTATTGCTAAAGAATTGATTTCATTAGTACCAGAATATGGTAGATGGGATGATTTATATTCTTTGATGGATGGAGATTTAACAGAATATGTTGTTGATTTTATTTATCAACAATTGCAAGAAGATTGTGGAAATTACTTAAATAAAAAACCAATTTCTTTATTAGCAAAATGGTTACCTAAAGAAAGTACGAAAAAGTATAAAAAAGTTTATAACATTTTACTTAAAAAGTTTGGCATGACACCTAAAGAATATCGACGAATTATAAGTGATTTAAGAAAATATTTAGATGTAGTAGAAGTTAAAATGTCTGCTAATGAATGGAACAAAGTTAATTATAACACTATTCCTAGTAAGGCTAACCTATTATATAAAGATGCTTTCTTAAGACATGATAAAGAAAGAAGAAATGAATATTTGAATGATTTAAAAAATGGTAACAATAATGCTAAAATTAATGCAAAAGTATTAATGCCACATGAGATTGTTCATAGGTATATGGATAAGTATGAATGGGGAGATATTGATGATTTCGATGAATCATTAGAGCAATTGTGGAAAGCACTACCTAACTATGTAAATAGTGAAAGTTTTTCTATGTTTGTTAGAGATGGTTCATACAGTATGACTACTAAAATTGGCAATACGAACATTACTTGTTTAGATATATCAACCGCTTTAGCAATTTATTTTTCTGAGCATTGTAAAGGAGAATATAAAGATAATTTTATTACTTTTAGTAATAGACCAAAAGTAATTGATCTATCAAATTGTTCTTCTTTACGTGAAAAAATAGAAAAATGCCATGCCGAGGATGATTGCTCTAACACTGATATTTATAAGGTATTTAAATTAATTTTAGATACTGCTGTAAATAATAAATATACTCAGGAACAGTTACCTAAAAATATTGTGGTAGTAAGCGACATGGAATTTGATGATGCGACAACAACCAGTGATTACCAAACATTATTTGAAACAATTCAAGCAGAGTATCTTTTACATGGTTATGATTTACCAAGATTGGTATTTTGGAATGTATGTTCTAGAACAGGAGCTATTCCATTAAAGACAAATAAAAATGGTGTGTGTCTAGTATCAGGTTTCAACCCTACTATTATGGATATGGTATTAAGTGGTGAACTTGATCCATATAAATGTTTAGTAAATAAATTAAATTCAAGTAGATATGATGCTGTTGAAAAAGCAGTTAAGAATCTATTAAATTAATCATTTTTAAGTAATTCATAATTTCATAAATAAAATTTTGATAAACCCTATTTATAGTTTCGGCTATAAATAGGGTTTTTATTTTACATTTTTTAGAAAGGAGTTGATGATATGGCTGTTGGTAAAAAGAGATCAAAACCAGTAAAGCTATATGATGAAACAAAAATAGAATTGATAAATGGTGATACTAAAAAATATTGGAAGAAATATCAACAATATATGAGTATTAAAGAATTATCAGAAAAAACTATTTATAACTATAATTCTGATTTATCACAATGGTTTATTTTTATTTTAGATAATCAATACAATCAATCAGTAATTGATTTAGACGAAGATGATATTTTAGAATTTATTACTTTCGCCAAAGAACAAGGTAATAATACTGAACGTATTAAACGTAGATTATCAACTATTTCAGCGTTTTACAAATTTTTAAAGAGAAAGAAAATTTTAAAAGGTGACTCCCCTACTGAATATATTGATAGACCTAAAAAAGGTTTACCAGTTGTAGAACAAGTTTTCTTATCTCAAAAACAAGTTGATGATATTAGAATCGCCCTAAATGCTTATGGTGATTTACAATTAGAGGTTTATTTTGAGTTATCATTATCTACTATGGCAAGAGTAAATGCTATTGCTCATTTAAGATGGGAACAAATAGATTTAGAAAATAGACAATGTAATGATGTGCTTGAAAAAGAACAAAGATATGTAACACTTTATTTTTCAGAAAAAGTTAAAAGATTATTAATTAAATTAAGAAAGCAACGTGAAGAAAATAATATTGAAGATTATGGATGGGTATGGAGAACACCATATACCAATGAAGAAAATTGTGTAACTAATGGTACGTTAGGTCAATGGTCAAGAAAAATTGGTGATATGATTGGTGTGCCATGTCATTGTCATACATGGAGAAAAAGTGGAAGCAACTTGTTAAAAAAAATGGGTATGCCTTTAGAAGATATTGCTACCCTACTTAATCATTTAGACCCTTCTACTACAAAGAAACATTATATTGATAATCAAAATACACAAGTTGCTGCTTTAAAGGATCAATTTAAAATTTAGGGATGGTTATTACCATTCCTTTTTTTATTTTAACGGAGAAAAAATATGGCAGATTACAAGATACAATTAGGCGTTCAACTTGATAGTAAAGCGCAAGAGAATATAAATAACCAGCTTAGGAAGATTGAAACAAAAATTGAAACTGCTACTTTAAGTAAAAAAGCAATAAGTAGTATTCAAGATCAATTAAAGAGTGCAAATTTAGGTATCACAATTGATACAACTTCAATCAAAAAAGCGCAAAATGAAGTCAATAAATTAGTTGATAGTGTTAGAAAAGCAAGTGGTTTGTCTTTAGGTAATCAGTTAAAAAATAATTCATCATCTAAAAGTGATGCAAATTTTCTTGCTGATCAACAAAGAATGTTAGCTCAAAACGAAAAATATTGGAAACAAAATACTGCTGCTGCAAAAGAGTATGAACAGCAATGGACACAAGCTTTCTCTAATGTTGAAAACGCTCAAAGCAAAGCACAACTTACCACAGCAACTAAACAAATAAATGCTCTAAAAGCTGAAATTGATAATGCTGGAAGTAAGATGAATCAAACTAATTTTTTAGCTGATCAACAAAAAGAATTAGCAAATATTAAAACATATATTAATGCTAATACAAAAGCTGCTAATCAATATGGTGAAGCTTTAAAACAAGCACAAACCAATGTTAGAGGGGCAACAAATACACAAGAATTAACTACCGCTAGAAAACAATTTCAAGCATTAAAAGCAGAGATTAGTGCTGCTGAAATGAGTGGTTTGTCTTTTAGTGATAAGTTAAAAAGTGAAATTAGCAATTTAACAAGTTTCTTTAGTGCTACTTCAATTATTCTTTCAAGTGTTAGTCATTTAAAGAATGGATTCAGTGAACTTGTTGCATTAGATGATGCAATGGTTGAATTAAAAAAGGTTACTGATGAAACCAATGAATCATATAAGAATTTTTATTATCAAGCCAATGACATTGCAAAACAATTGGGTGCAACAACGCAAGAAGTAATTACACAAACTGCAAATTGGGCACAACTCGGATATGCAATGCAAGATGCAATTAACTTGGCTAAAGATTCTTCAATTTTAAGTACAATATCTCCTGAAATGGACATAGATACTGCTACTGAAACATTAATCTCAACAATGAAGGCTTATAAAATTGAAGCTAATGATGTTATGGATGGTATTAATAGTAAAATTAATATCGTGGGTAATAATTTTGCTTCAAATAATAATGATATTTCAGAGATGTTAAAACGTTCAAGTGCTGCCATGGCAGCCGCAAATAATACCTTAGAGCAAAATATCGCTTTAGGTGTAGCTGGTAATGAAATTGTTCAAGACAGCGCATCAGTCGGTGGTCACAAAACAATGTGCCGACTATAAAAATAGCTATATCGGTTAAGCATCCTGAAGAGGAAAAGACCGAGGAAAGATTTGATTATATTAATAGAGACACAAGGAGAATAAATGAAAATATATATACATAAATGTGACAATTGTAAAAAAATACATTTTATTACATCGTCGCAATGGCATAGATTAAATAATGGAAAACAAAAGAAATGTTATTGTTCAAAAGTATGTGCCAATAACGTCAAAACAAATAGAGACAATGTAGTGTGCGATAATTGTGGAAAAACATTTTCAAAAACAAAACATAAAATTTCTGTTTCAAAAAATAATTTTTGTTGTAGAAAATGTACTGATGAATATAGAACCAAAATAAATAGAAACGTAAGAAAATGTGAGTTTTGTGAGAATTATTTTGAAACAACAAAATCAAGTAAAAAACGTTTTTGTAATACAAAATGTCAAAATGAATGGCAAAAAACAAATGTTGGTATTAAGAACAAACGTTTTACGAGAGTTTTAATAAAATGTGATTATTGTGATAAAGAATTTTATATAAAAAAATATAAATTAGAGCAAGAAAATCATTTTTGTTCCATAAATTGTAGACAAAATTGGTTTAAAAATACTTATTCACAATTAGATGAAACTAAAAATAAATCAAGAGAAACTGCTTTAAAAATGCTCGAAGATGGTAAATTTTCACACACAAACACAAAACCTCAATTAATTGTAAATGAAATATTGGGAAATATGAATATTGACTATATTAATGAATATAATGTTAAATATTATTCAATTGATAATTATTTAAGTGATTATGATTTGTTTATTGAGGTTCAAGGTGATTATTGGCATTGTAATCCTATTAAATTTGAAAAACCAAAAAACAAAAATCAAAAAGATAGGATTGTTAGAGATAAAGCTAAACATAAATATATAAAAAATAAATATAATACTGAAATTTTATATTTGTGGGAATATGATATAATCCACAATATAGAATTAGTTAAATATTTAATCGAAACCTTTGTGAAGAACAAAGGTTTTTTATATGATTACAATTCTTATAATTATAAATTAATTAATAATAATTTAGAACTTAATATAATCAAAAATCTGTAGAGACTGTAATGCCCTATATAGTAATATATAGGGCTTCGCTATTTATCATTAGAAATAATGTAAAGATCCAGTCCGACCTCATGATATAACTTAAAAATGAAACATGAGAATTAGGTAGAAATGCCTAATCGCCATAGTTTATATGGTTAGTAATCTATTATAGATGAAAGTAACAGAGTGACAGCATTAAAGACAATTTCTATGCGTATCAGGGCAAACGTATTCATTGCCCTAGCCTTATAGAAATATGAGGTGGAAATATATTTAATTGCAAGTAAATAACTAAAGTCTTACAAACCACAACGTAATTAGAAATAATAAGCGTGACGGTTACGAAAGTAGAAAAAATTGTAAGGATGACATATGGACAAAACCCTAAGTGTTTATATAATGTAAGTTTTTGCAGCGAAGTACCCTAACGTTATTCATAGAGCATATGATAGTTGAGTCGAGGGTAAACGTTCATCGACTATTCCCCGTGAGGGGCTTCAATAATAAGAATAAGTGTGGAAATCACGAATAATTGAAGCAATAGAAGTACGGTGTAAGTAGGTATTTTAGAATACCAATGACATAGGTGAAAACCCTTTAAATGGAAAAGGTATACTCCTATCCTACTTTTTAGGAAGGATGAAGAAATAGTCAGAACATCATACTAACTGTATGAGATGTAATTACATATTATGAAGTTACGATTCATAATGAACATAATTGAATGGATGAAGATACTCAAGCTTATGATGCAACACTAGAATCTATTAAAGGTAATATTTATGACCTTACTGGGGTTAGTATCATGCAAGACGCTGATACATATAAATCAACTTATGATGTATTAAAAGATATTGCAAAAGTTTGGGATAAATTAACAGACAAACAAAGAGCTGGAACGCTTGAAAATTTATTTGGTAAAAGACAAGCGAACATTGGTTCAGCAATTATTCAAAATTTCAGCCAAGCAGAAAAAGCCGTAGATATGATGGCTAATTCTGCTGGTTCAGCCGAGCAAGAATTTGCGAAAGCACAAGAAGGTATTTCATATAAACTAAATGCCTTAAAAGAAACATCAGTAGGTATTTGGCAAAACTTAATTGATAGCGATGCTATTAAAACTGGTGTTGATACCCTAACTGGATTGTTAGGTATTTTAGATAAATTAACTAGTGCATTAGGTACTATTGGTACTATAAGTGTTGCTGGTGGAATTTTTGCTTCATCAAGAGGGTTTAATATCTTTGATGAAATAAAAAAATACCAAGAAGAACAAAGTTTATTTAAAAAAGGATCTAGTCGTTTAGATATGGCTAAATCATTTAGCAATAGTATTGATTTATTCAATAATGGAGAAGATATTGATAATATTGCTAATATGACTGATGCACTAAAAAAATATTTAAGCAATTGTGAAGTCGGAGAAGCTAATGTTCAAGGATTTGCGAACAGTCAATCTTCATTAATTGGTAAAGTAAAAAATTCAATTAGTGAATTTGGTGGCGCTGGAAATGCAATAAAAAGTTTTGCTAGTAGTTTAGCAAGCGCAGCAATTACTGCTGGTGCTTTTGCATTAGTTGGAGTAGCTATTTCTGCAACGTTGGATGCTATTGATAAACAAATCAATAAGCAAAAATATTTAGAGGAAGATGCTAATAACGCTGTTAATAAATATCAAGAAACAGCAAGTAAATTAGAAGAAGTTAATACACAATTAAAAGAAAATAAAGCTAGAATTAAAGAAATTAAATCACAAGGTAAATTAACTTATACCGATAAAGCAGAAATTAACAAATTAGAAAAAGCTAACACTCTATTAGAAGAACAAAAAAAACTATTAAAGAAACAAAAAAATAAAGATCAAGAAGATGCAGCCTTAAAAACAGCCAAAGCCTTAAATAATAAATTTTCAATCAATGGTAGATATGATGGTTATGCTGATATTCTTTCTAAAAGTGGAAAAGAAAAAAGCAAGAAAGAAATAAACTTATCCAATACTGGTAATAAACCATTAGCTAGTGATTATAATTGGGTTCAAGATGATATTGGTAACAATTTGCAAATTTATAAAACTGAAAAATCAAAAATGAATTCTAAAAATATTAAAAAGAATTCTAAAGTTTATAAAAAAGCAAAAGAAAATGTCGATAAAGCAGAAGAAAATTTAAACCAAAATTTATCAGATATTAATAGTGCGTTACTTACTATGAATGACTCTTATAGTAATATTTCAAAGAAAGAGAAGAAAGGTCAATCACTTACTTCTAATGAAAAGCAAATAAAATCTGATTATGAAAATTTAAGAGATTTATACAAAGAAGTTAGTTTAACAGTTGATCCTGATAACTACAAATCTTTAAAGATGTCTGAAATTTTAGATACAAAAGATATTGAGTTTACAAAAGAAGAATTAATGTCTCTTGCAAAAAATGGTGGATTAGATGCTTTAGATTTAACAAAGTTTGATAATCTTAACCAAGCATTAAAAGATTCTGGTGTAACTGCTAAAGAATTCAAAGAAGATATGAAAGCTTTAGTCGACGATGATTCGTCAGTTATCTCCGACCATACAACTAGAATTAATGAATTATCAGGTGCATTAGATAATGCTGATGATGTATTGAAAGATTTTAATACTGCATTAGAAGAATCAGCTAGTGCCACTGGTATGTCTGGTGAAGCAATTCAAAATGTTAAAGCTATGTTTGCTAAATTAGATGGTTATGATCAAGGCACTTTGTTTGAAAATACAGCAAATGGTGTACGTTTAAATAAGGATGCTTTAAGAGAATTAACCGCTGAATATGAAGCAAATCAAAAATTAGCATATGCAAATGAATTACAACGATTAACTGATGATTATAATAAGACAACAGTTGCAATTGATAATTGTACGGATGCTAAAAAGAAATCAAAGTTACTAGATCAACAAAGTAGTCTTGCATCGCAAATCGAACAAGTATCGCAATTAGCATCTCAATATGATGGACTTACATCGGCTTATTCTAAATGGGAAAGTGCAATGTCAGGTTCTGAAGAGGGTGACACATATGATAGTGTTCGTGATAAGCTTGATGATATTAAAAAGCTATATGAAGATGGCGATGTAGGTACTAATAAATTTAGAACTTCTGCCCAATTAATGACAAATAAAGATTTAACAACTGCAAGCATTGATGAAGTTGTAGATGCCTATGAAAAAGGCATTGTCAAAATGGAACGTTATTTCAAAGAAGGAACTGATGGAACAGAAAACTTCTTAAAAGATGTTCAAAAAGTCAATAAAGAATGGGCACATATGAATGATGATGGCACATGGGAATTAAACTTCCAAAGTGACAAAGATGTAGCTGATGCTTTAGGAATTAATGTTGAAAGTGTTCAACAAATTTTAAGAAAACTATCAGATCAAGGTTTTGAAGTAAATATTGAAACTGATAGTGCAACTGAAAATATTCTTTCTTTAAAAGAAAAAGCTGAAGAAGCTTCTCAATCATTAAAGGAAAGCTTAGGTAAAAAATTTGATATTGATATTGAAGCTGGCTCACTTGATGATATTAATAAACAAATTGACAAGTTAGATGAACAAATAAAAATAACTTCAGATTCTTCTGATTTAGAAGATATGAAATCAGTAATGAGTTATTTGATTGAGCAAAAACAATCATTAGAAGCCCCTACTTTTATGTCTATTGATACTTCTACTTTAACTGGTGATGTTCAAGCCGCTGTTACATTATTACAACAATATCAACAAGCAGTTAATGAAGTTGAAAAGAATAAAAAGTTAGATATAGATACAACTGATGCTCAAAAGAAAGCAGACAAATTATTAGGTCAAATTGCTGGTTTAAGTGATAATACTAAAAAAGCCATTGGTATTGATGTTAAATTAGACGAAAAAGGCATTGCCAAAGGATTGAAAGATAAATCTATCAATGTCAAAGAAAAAGTCGAAGGTGGAGATAAGGTAAAACAAGCAGGTAAAGACCTTAATAAGATTAAAGATAAAAGCGCAAAAGTAATAATAAAAACCAGTGGTAAAAAGACACTTGAAAGTATTAAAAAAACCTTAAAATCTCTTACAGACAAAACAATTACTGTTACTACAAAACAAGTTACTGAAAAGTCTGATAGTAAAAGTAGTAAAAAAGGTAAATCTAACTTACGTGGTTCAGCATATTCAGGAGGATCTACTGGTAATTGGACTATAGGGTTTAACGGTCGCTCTTTAGGGGGTGAGGTTGGTAGAGAACTCCTTGTTGATTCAAAGACTGGTAGATGGAGAACTATTGGAGATAATGGAGCAGAGTTCTTTACTCATAATAGTACTGATATTATATTTGACCATGAACAAACTGAAGATTTATTAAATGATGGTTATACTAATTCTTATGGGCATTCTTTCTTAAATGGAACGGCTTTTAAAAAAGGAACAAAAAAAAATAAGAAAAAGAAGAAAACTAAAACAAGTAAAACTTCTAGCAGACTAAAAAAGGTAATTTCTTCTGTTTCTAAAGCTGGCTCAAAAGCAAGAGGTAAATTACCAAAAACTTCAAGCAGTAGTAAAAAATCTAAAAAGTCTAAATCTTCTAGTTCATCAAGTTCTAGCGGTGGTGGTAGTGATTCTTCAAGTTCAAATGATTCATCTAGTGAAAATTCATCGGAAACTTTTGATTGGGTAGAACGTGCTTTAAACGCTATTGACAAGGTTGTCAAACGTTTAGAGACTGCGATTAATAACGTTTATAGAGATTGGTCTGATAGAAACTCTAAAATTGGAGAAGAATTGGGTCAATTAACCGCTCAAATGAATTATTATCAAAGTGGTTATAATACTTATATGGCAAAAGCCAATGCTGTACCATTAGCTGAAAATTATAAACAAATGGTTAGAGATGGTAATTGGAGTATTCAAGATATTACTGATGAAAACCTTAAGTCTCAAATCAATGAGTACAAGCAATGGTATGATGCTGCAATGGAATGTAATGATAAACTCGAAGAAATTCGAGAAAATATCGGTGCAACATATAAGAAAGCATTTGATAATATTGCTAAAGAATATGAAAATCGTATTAAACAATTAGAAGCAAGTATCACAAATTTAGAAAATAAATTTGACTTATCTAAATACCAAAGTAATGGTATGAATGATAATTACTTAACTTCTCAAATTGATTTATACGATGCCAAAGCTAATCAATTAGTTAATGAAATTGCAAATCTTGAACAAAAGATGAGAGAAGCTTTAAATTCAGGATATGTTGGCAGATATTCTGAAGGTTATCAAGAAATGGAATCTACTGTTGCTGATTTAAAAAACCAATTAGTAGAAGCCGAAAAATCAATTTCTGAAACTTATGAAAAGATTTTTGATAATGTAACAACTAAATATGAACAACAAACTAAATATTATCAATCTTATATTGATATTTTAGATAAAAGTCAAACTTTAGCAGCAACTAAAGGAATTATGGCTAGTGAATCATATTATGAAAATATGATTAAATATCAACAACAAAATATCGATAATATGAAAGCTCAGGAAGAAGCATTAATTAATTCATTAGAAAAAGCTATGGCTGATGGTTCAGTAAAACAAGGTAGTGAAAAATGGTTCGAATTTCAAGATGCTATTCATGGTGTTCAAGAAGATTTAGTTGAAGCCAATAATACATTAGAAGAATTTAAAAATAATATTAGAGATATTAAATGGGATAGATTTGACTATCTACAAGATGAAATATCTAAAATAACTGAAGAAGCTAAATTCTTTGAAGATCTATTTGATAATGAAACTTTATATGATAAAGATACTGGTAAAAACACTCAATATGGCGATGCTATGATGGGATTACATGCAGTATCTTATGAAACATATAAAACACAAGCTAAAGATTACGCTAAAGCTATTAAAGAATTAGATGAAGCTTACAAAGATGATAGTTTAAATCAAGATTATCTTAATAGACGTGATGAATTAGTTAAATCACAACGAGAATTCATTTTAAATGCTCAAGATGAAAAGAAAGCAATTAAAGATTTAATTGAAGATGGTTATAACGCTCAACTTGATGCTTTAAAAGAATTAATTTCTAAACGCAAAGATTTATTATCGCAAGAAAAAGATTTATACAATTATGAAACTGAAATTGCCAAAAAGACACAAAATATTTCTGAATTACAAAAGAGATATGATGCAGTCCGTGGTGATACTAGTGAAGAATCACAAAAGAATATTCAATCATTAAAGAAAGATTTACAAAATGCTAAAGATGAATTACAACAAACTGAATATGAAAAATATATCAGTGATCAACAAGCAATGCTTGATAATTTAGCAACTGATTTTGAAGATTGGATAAATAATAGAATGGACACTATTGATGGTGAATTTGAACAAGTAATTGCCGATATTAATTCAAACGGAAGTTCAATTAGTGAAACTATTAATAGTGCCGCAACTGCTAATGGTTATACATTAAGCACTGCGTTTAATGATATTTTCAATAGTAAAGATGGAACATTAATTACTGAATTTGGTAATAGAATGGGAACATTACAAACTGCTATTGATAGTATTCGTGCTGGTGTTGAATATATGTATAAACAAGCTAAAGCTGAAGCGGACAGAAAAGCTGCTGAACAAAAAGCTAAAGAAGAAGCAGAAAGACAAGCACGTGAAGCTGCTGAAAGAAAAAGACAAGCAGAATTAGCTGCTCAACAAGCTGCCGCAGCGGCTGCTGCTCAACAACAACAGCAACAACAAAGTAGAAGAAATATATTTACATACAAAAGAGATGGCTATAATAAAGCGAAGCTTAATAAATATGGCTCTGTCGTCGATGCCCTAATTATTGGGGAAATTCATTATAAATATACGTAAATAATGAAGAAAATTTACTCTAATATACGACAAAACCCTAGAGATAGGCAATGTCTTGGAAGTATTTAAAATTATATATTATATTATTTAATCAATATTTTTTTAATATTGATTTTTTATTGCTCAAAATACACCAACAACGACTAAACGAGTAAACGTTATATATAAACATATGACGATGCAATAGTCTGAACACACACTATAATCTAATAATGAAATGTGTGAAGAGAGGTCAAGTGTAAAGACACTTTGAAGAAGAACCTCTTTCGCCTACTTTATTGTAGGTCATAAAAGTAACAGAATGAAAATATGTAGATATGGATTCAAGTTTTGGTAAACGTGCGCAATATTATTCAGCACTAGGTGGTAGTGGAACTTATACTGGTTCAGCTTCACAAAACAATTGGTTATTATCACAAGTACGGTCTATTTTCGGATTCGCACAAGGTGGTGAAATCGGAGCATTAAAAAGTATAATTAAAGGTAATGGAGATGATTCATTAGCTATTAATACATTCAAGCAAGGTGAAAAGATTATTCCTTTAAATCGTGTTCCTGAATGGGATAAATTAATTGCTACACTCCCTACTCTTAATACTGCACTTGATAATTCATTCGGTCAATCAAGTGTTGAAGTTGGACAAATTCAAATTACCTTACCTAATGTTAAAAACTATCAAGACTTTAAAAATGCACTTATTAAAGACGATAAATTTAATAATGCGGTTGCTACAATGCTTGATAGTAAATTGAATAATAAAAATAGCTTTAATAAACTAAAATTCAAATAAAATGTAGATTTTAGGACTTGAAAATGAAGGCAATAATCCCCTATTTTTAGGATTTTAATTTGCCTTCATTTTTTACATTTTTGGAGAAATAAATGAGAAAAACCAAGGAAGAAATTTTAAAAGACAAACTCGCCAAAAAAGACGAGGAAATTAGAAAATTAAAGGAAGAATTATCTAAAACTCAAAATGAATTGGATTTAGCCAGACTATCTAATGAATTGGTTAAAGCTAAAACAGATGAAATGATGAATACTTGTGAGAAAACTATGATCACTTTCAACGATTCATTAAAAGAATTAGATGATTTAAAAAAAGAACATAAAAAGATGATTGAAGAAATGAAAGAAACTCAATCAAATCAAAAAAAAGATTATAAGAGTCTTATAAAAAAAATAAGAAAACGTAAATAAAACAGTAAAGGATGTGATAGATATGAATGAACGTAGTTTTATTTTTAATAATAGAAGTTTAAGTGATTTAGGAATGATGATCTGTTATTTTGACTCTGTAGATAATATTGAAACTGTAGAATCCCCTACTATCACATTCAATGTTGTTCAAAATAATAGCGATGATTCTTTTAGACCAACTTATACATCTTATGATGGTACTTTAGAAAGTAATGAGATTGGTATTTGTAAAATTGATTGTACTGACAATAATAGATTCTTTACTAGAGATGAGGTAAGAGAAGTCTATAGATGGCTAGATACTAAAAGCTTTAGAAAATTTACTATTCAAAATGATGATATGTTTGAAGATATTTATTTTATAGGTGGTTTTACTCAAATCAATCAAGTTAAACATTTTGGAAATGTTTTAGGATTCAAAATAAAATTTACTTCACAATATCCTTATGGATTATCTGAAGATATTAGATATGCTAAAACAATTACTGAAAATGATAATACGTTTAATGTTGTTAATAATAGCGATGATGTTAAACCAGTTTATCCTTCAAATTTGAAAATTACAATCATGAAAGATGGTAATTTAACAATCAAGAATTCATTAGATAATGAAATGTTTGGAATAAAGAATTGTCTTAATGGAGAAACAATTACTGTTGATTGTATTAGCAAAATTATTGAAACCGATAAAAGTGACCATGATATTTTTAATGATTTTAATTATAATTATTTTAGACTTTTACGAAACGATGAAACTGATAATAATAAATTAACTGTAAGTTTACCTTGTAAAATTGAATTTATAGTTAACGAACCTAGAAAGGTAGGATTTATTTAATGAAATTACCTTTTAAAGATGGAAATTTATTGGATAAATTTCAATTAAAATTATCTAATAAAGAATTAAAAAAATTAGATGAAATTAGTAATGTCTATGAGTTATCATTTAGTGAAAATTATAATTCACAACAAGAAGCAAATTGTGTGGTTTATAAAACTTTAGATAATGAAATGTGTAATGTTTGGGATAAATTATTAGACTTTGCAATAGTTTACCTTAAAGAAACTGACACATATTATGAAATTAGAGTAACTGTTGAAGAAACTGATACTTTAAAGAAAACATTGACTTTAACTTCTTTATGCGAAGCTGAATTAAGTACAATCATGTTATATGACATTGAAATCAATACGGATGATGATATTGATAGAGAAGACTACACTATACCTTCTGTTTTATATAGAGAAAATAATCCAAAAGCTTCTATATTAAATAGACTTTTAGATAAAGCACCACATTATCATATTGGTCATGTAGATACTTCTTTGAAGAATATTCAAAGAAGTTTTTCTTTTGATAATAAAAGTATTTATGATGCTTTAATGGAAATTGCTGAAGAAATTAAATGTTTATTTATATTTGATACTACAACAAGAACTATTAATTGTTATGATTTATTATCGTATTGTTTAGATTGTGGTAATCGTGAAGATATGGATGATATTTGTCCTAAATGTGAAAGCAACAATATTGTTAAGCCATACGGAACTGACACTGGAATCTATATAGATGTTAATAATTTAGCTGAGCAGATTACTGTTGATGAAGATAGTGATAATGTTTTTAATACATTGAAATTAAAGGCTGGAGATGAGTTAATGACAGCCACTATTAGATCATTAAATCCTAATGGTACTGATTATTTATATTATTTCAATCAACAAACTTTGGATAGCATGCCAAAATCATTATCTGAAAAATTATTATCTTATAATGAATTAGTAGATGATTATTCTAAAAACTATGTTTTAAACATTACAGATGATAGCTTGATTTCAAACTATAATGCACTTGTTTCTAAATATAATGGTTCGGCTTATGCTCAATATCGATACAATGAAGATAATGAAAAGGTATTAACAAATAATACTTTCTTACCTGTTGAGAAAACTAAAAAGGGTTATAGTAATTTAACTTCATTATATTTCGATGTTGTTGATTTTAATTTATATCTTGAAAGCTCTTTAATGCCAACAACGATTAAAGAAGCTCAATCTGCTAAGGAAGATATTATTAATTTAACAGTTGACAATTTAAGTCCATTAGCATTGTCTGAACTTAAATTTTCTACAAATCAAACAACTGTAGAAAATGCAATTAAAGCTTTTAGTAGAATTTTTACTTATGCTACTTATAAAATTACAGTTACTACTTCATCATGGGATTATATTGGTGATGATGGTGATACTGGATTTCATTATGGCGAATGGATTGGTACTATTACATTACAAAGTTACTCTGATGAAACCGATAATGCTACTACGGATGTTTTAAGAATAACAGTAACAGATAATTATGAAAAATTCTTATCTCAAAAGATTAGAAAACAAATTATTTCATCTAATGAATCTTTGGGTGGTATTTACGATTTAGTAAGTATCGATATTTCTGAAGATTTAACAAAATTTAAAAATGCAATTAAATATTATTCATTAGAAAGATTAAACTCATTTCATGATGCTTATAGATCAGCTTTAGATAGTTTAATTGAAGTCGATCAAGCAAGCGAAGAAGCGGATTTTTATAATGCTTTATATGTTCCCTACTATAATAGATGGACAGCTATTGATGAAGAATTAGGAGCTAGAAAAGCTGAAATTGATTTGATTACTAACATCAGTGATATTATTGATGGATTAAAAGTAGAAATTCAAGAAGCATTGGATTTTAAAAAATATCTTGGTGATGATAATTGGACTGTATTTTGTTCTTATAGACGTGAAAGTGTCTATGAAAACTCAAATTATATTAGTACTGGTTTAAGTAATGCCGAATTAATTGATAATGCTAATAAATTCATGGATGTTGCAAAAAAAGAATCAATTGAAGCTGGTACACCTCAAATAACACTTTCAATTTCAATGAGTAATATTTTTGCTAGAAAAGAATTTGAAAAACTTATTGACAATTTTATCGTTGGGAATTGGATAAGATGTAAATGTAATGGTTATTTATACAAATTACGATTAACAAAAATCCAAATTGACACTGAAAGTTTAGATAATTGCGGTGTTGAATTTTCTTCTTTAAGAAAAAGATATAATTGTTTAAGTGATACTCAATCAATTCTTGATAATGCAAAAAATATTTCAAATTCATATTCATATGTTTCTTCACAGGTAGATAAATCTAAAAAAGCTACAACTATTGTAGAAAATTGGTTTGAACGTGGTCTAGATGCGACAATGAAAATTTATAATGATGCTAATAATCAAAAAGTATCATTTGATATGAATGGTTTATTAGTGAGAAGTTATGATGATATTGATAATGTGTTTGATGATCACCAATTAAAAATGATTAACGCTGGAATTGCTATTACCAATGATAATTGGAAAACAGTAAAAACTGCATTAGGTAAATATTATTTTACTGATCCTGAAACTGGTGAAAATAAAATTGCTTATGGGTTAAATGCTGAAACATTAATAGGTAATTTAATTGTCAGTAAGACATTAAAATTATATAGTAAAAACGGATATAATAGCTCTATTTTTGATGATAATGGTTGGGATATTGTTACTAGACCAGTTGATGGTAAATATAGTGATAAGATTTTTAGCATTAGTAAACTAGAAACTGATGGAAATAAGAAAAAATTATTTTATTTAGATAATGATGGTGAGCTAATAATTAATACTAGCCAGATTAATATGATTGCAGAAAAGGCTAATAAAGTACAAGATGCGATTGATTTAGCTGGTGAAGGTGTAATTAAAACTGAATTAGAATATTATTTATCTACTTCAGAAACCCAGTTATTAGGCGGTTCTTGGTCGATTACTTCTCCTACATGGAAAGAAGGGTATTATGTTTGGGTACGAACAAAAATGTACTATAAAAATGGTACTGAACCAAGTTATTCTAATCCTTCATGTATTTCAGGTGCACAAGGTAAAAATGGTGTTGGAATTAAAAGTATTACAGCGCAATATTCTAAATCTACTTCTAATGTGACTGCACCAACAACTGGTTGGCAGGATTCTTGCCCTACTGTTGAGGAAAAAACTTATATTTGGACAAGAAGTCATATTGAATGGGATGATGGTACTTCTTCAAATACTGTGCCTACTTTAAGTACATTAGCAAAAGGCTTGTCAGATGCAATTGCAAGTATTAAAATCAATACTAATAATATCGAATCTAAAGTATCTAAAACTGATTATACAGGTACTACAATCTCATCATTAATCAATCAAGATGCTAATAAGATCTTAATTAAAGCTAGTAAAATTGATTTAGTTGGACAAGTAACATTCAAATCTTTTGATAAAGATGTTCAAAACAAACTATCTAACGCAACTGAAAACTCATCTAATGCTTTGAATAAAGCTAATGAAGCTAATAATAATTCAAGTTCCGCTCTTGATAAAGTAACTGAATTAGAAAATAAAGCTAATAATGGTGATTTTGATGGACGTGGTGTCGAATCTACAAAAATAGAATACAAAGTTACAGATGATGGAATTACAACACCTTCAAACGAAGGATGGTCTATCACTTTTCCTGTTGTGAGTGAAGATGATTACTTATGGACTAGAACTACTATTACTTATACAAGTGGTGATCCTAGTGTAATTTATTCAGTTTCACATATGGCAGTTAATGGTGATTCTATTATTGTAAAATCTATAGTTGTTACTTATGGTACATCAAAGAATCCTAATATTAAACCAACAAATTTCTCAACCGACATACCAGTAGCTAATCCTGGTGAATACTTATGGTGTAAAACTGTCACCACTTACTCAGATGGAAAATCCGTAGAAACTTACTCTTATGCTTTGCAAGGCAACGATGGTGACTCCCCTACTGTTTCTATTTCTAAAAAAGATAATATTACTACTATTACTATTGAAAATCCTGATGGTACAGTTACAACAAAAGAAATTTATGATGGTAATGCTGGAACTCCAGGTAAAAATGGAGATACAAGTTATTTTCATGTTAAATATAGTAATGATGCTGGTAAAACATTTACATCGCAAGATGGTGAAGTTATTGGTGAATATATTGGTACTTATGTTGATTTTAAATCAGAAGATAGTTTAGAGGTTACTAATTATACATGGGCAAAAATTAAAGGTGAAAATGGCAATAAAGGAAAAGATGGAACAAGCGTTTTTGTTAGATTAACTAAAACAACTTATGGAACATCTACTTCGGCTTCTATCAAACCTTCTTCATGGAGTACCACTATTCCTACTTCATTAGAACAAGGTACTTATTTATGGACTAAAATGTATATAGAATATACAGATGGTAAAACAATTGAATCATATAGTTATACTGTTCAAGGTAGAGATGGTAAAACTGGGAAAGGTATAAAAAGTATTACAGTTCATTATTTAATTTCGGATCAAAATACTGGAATTAAAATCTCTACAAGTGGTTGGCAAGATACACCTCAAATTCCAACTACAACACAAAAATATCACTGGTGCTATCAAACTATTACTTATACTACGGACGAAGTAGAAAATACTAATCCCTGTATTATAGGTGTATATGGAGATACTGGACTTAAAGGTGATACTGGTAAGGGTATTAAATCAACCGTTACTAAATATTATTTATCTAACTCTAACACTGAATTGAAAGGAAGTTATTGGAGTAATATACCCCTTACTTGGTCATATGGAAAGTATTATTGGACAAAAGAATATATTACATGGACTGATAACACATCAACTTCTACTGATGCCGTATTGGCTAATGGGTTAAATGATTCTTTAATTGCATCATATAATGCTGAAAAAGCCGCAAATGATGCTACTCAAAAAGCGTATGAAAGTGAACAAAAAATTGCTGCCTGGTGTGATGAAAATGACACTACTAAAATTGATGGTTCAAAAATATACACTGGAACAGTTTCTACTATTCAATTAAATGCAAATTCAGTTACTGCTGAAAAGTTAGCTGTAGATGCTATTAAATCTAGAAATTATATTAAAAATAACTCAGGTAGTTATTTAAGTCTTAAAGATGGTACATTTGATAGTAAATATTTTAAATGGGATGAAACTGGTAAGATAAACGCCACTAGTGGTGAAATTGGTGGATGGCTATTAGATTCAAAAAAAATATATAAGATTTCAAGCGAAGTAATTGATGAATCACAAAATGCAGTAACAACTTATTCCATTGAACTATCTACGATACCAAACGAAAGCGGTAGCGATACTGGTGGATCAATGTATTTAGCTTCAAAACAAGTTACTACAGCAGATACATATATTACTAATAGTAACCCAATGGGTTATCGTATTGTGAGCGGAGCTGAATTATCAAACGGTAGTATTTCAAATCAATATAAAATTTATGATAAAACTGCTGGATTACAAACAACATTCACTACTAGCATCAATACTGGCAGTCTTTTGTTTGATACAATGTACAACTCTACACAACATTTAGCTGATATAAGTTTATCACCATATCAAGGTGGTTATTTCCGTATTGAAACTTCAACTGCTGCAATGATGATTAGTTCAAAAGAAGATTTAACAATCCAAACTACAGATGGAAACTTATTTCTTACTGGTGGAGGAAAAGATCATTTGGTTTATGCTTCTAAACCTGATACTGGATCACATGAAGTAGTAACAAGCTGGAATTATGGACATCATATGTATTTAGATTGGACTGGTAGTTCAGTTTTTTGTCGTGTTGATGCTACAAACTTCACATTATCTCATAGTTCAGATAGAAGATTAAAAGATGATATTAATGAATTAGATGAAAAATTAATTAATACTTATATGTCTTTAAAACCATCAAGTTACGTATTTAAAGATGATGGTGCTTACCATAAAGACGGACATGAATTTGGTCTTATTGCTCAAGATATTATTCAAGCATTTACTGATAATGATTTGGATTTCAATGATTATACATTGGTTAATGTTGAAAACACATTAGATAATAAGCAAAGAGAAATTCTTGGTGGTGATGATCATTATTACAGTGTTGATTATGATAATCTTCATGCTTTGCATATTTTAGTTAATAAGAACCAAGAAAAGAGAATTCAAATTCTTGAAAATGAAATTGAAAATTTAAAAAAGGAATTAAGGGAAATAAATGGAAAATAAAGGATTTAATACTTATATAAGAGATTTAGAAAATACAATTATCAAGTTAACTGACGATGCTCTTAAACAAGGCATCCAACCTTCTATTTTGTGTTTGGTTTTAAAAAGTGCTTTATATCAATTAGAAAGAGCAACTGATAATGTAGTTCTTTTAGAAAAAGAAGAAATTAAAAAACAACAAGAAGAACAAGAAGCACAAAATGAAGAGAATAAAAATAATTAAATAATAGTCGTATAAAATTACGATTTTAGGATTAGAAATAATACTTACAAATCCCCTATTTTTTGGGGATTTTTTATAATAAAAAAATACGATAAAAAGGAGAAAACAATGATAATTTCAAGAATTATACAAAATGGTTTAGATTTATCTATTGAAACGAATGACATCCCCTATCAACGTAGTGCGAATCATAAAATACAGTTTGTAAAAGATCCAAACTATTCTAACTATTCATTACAAGCCTACGGTAAATTGCCTAAAACTGGTTATCAAGAAAGTGAAGAATTCAAACTTGAATTAGAAGATGGAAATTATATCAAATTGCCAAGTGCTGTTTTTGCTACAAAAGGTATTTTTCAAATTGCAATTTCATTAACTGGTGTAAACGGAGACATTATCAATTTAGGTATCGTATCGTATAAAATTAGAAAATCATTTGGTGATTCAACAAACATCTTGCCAGACAATGAAAAAGCTTGGAATAGTTTTGTGCATTTAGAAGTCGATAATTATTTTAATAATACTTATCAATCTAAGCTAGATGATTTCAATACAAAATATGATGATACTGTAACTAAATATAATGAAATTGTAGAAACTTCAACTGAAGTAAAAAAAGAATATGATGAAGTAGCTTCAATGAAGAAAAGTGTTGATTCTTCAAAACAATCAATTGATAATACAAAGAAACAAATTGATAGCACTTATGATGAATATAAAAAATTCGCCAATGATACAAAGACTGAAATTAATAATGCAAAACAAGCTATTATTAATGGTAAAAATGAAATCAATACTCTAGCAAAAGAAAAAGTTGATGAATACACCCAAAAAGTAACCGACTTCAACAATAATTACAATACTAAAACTGCATCACTTGACACAAAAATCAATGAAATTCAAACCAATGCAAATGAAATTGTAGAAACTTCAACTGAACAGTTAAAAGAAAATATCGCTGAATCTAAAAATGATGCAATCAAGCAAATTCAAAGCGAAGGTCAATCATATCAAGATCAAATCAATAAACTTCAAAAATTTGAAGCGTTACAAGATGAAGTTCTTGATAAGTTGAATGAAGAAGTTGATTTGAAACTTACACAACCATATTTAAATAATAACGATTCTACTCACATCACTTCGAGCGACAACGGTTCATTAAAGAATATCGTAGTTAAAGGAAATACCGTACAAAACAGTACGAAAGGATTGAATTTGTTGTCAATATACAAGCAAACACAAACTGTAAATGGCATCACTTTGACATATGATAATGATAATAAAGTGCTTGTTGCAAATGGAACAGCGAATGCATGGTTAAATATATCTTTAGGAAAATTTGACTTCAAGAAAGGCGTAACTTATAAATTTGTAGGATGTCCTAAAGGTGGTAGTGTTGACATGTTGTATCATATTGAACCTAATGGTGGGTTGTTCTTTGACATTGGTAATGGTGTAACTTATATGCCATCTGAAGATAAGCTAAATGTAGCTATTTATTTTGTTGTATGTAAAGGCGTTGTGCTAAATAATTTGGTTATTAAGCCAATGATTACAACTGATTTAAATGCAACATATGATACTTATGAACCTTATACTGGAGGTCAACCATCGCCTTCACCTGAATATCCTCAAGAAATTAAAGCGGTTAATGAGTTAAGTGGAATAACTATTGGAAAGAATTTACTAAAACCATATGGTAGTTATCCTAAAACTGGTTATGGAATTACATTTAATTTAATGAACGATGGTATTCATGTAAACGGCAAATGTACTGGTTCAAGTTGGTATACATTTATATATTCTGATACTTTGCAAGCAGGAACATATTATATCAATGGAATAAAAGGCGCATCAAATTCACGCTATCAAGTCGTATTATATAAAAACGATGTAATTATTGGCTATATCACTACTAATAATTTCAAATTAGTATTAAAAGAAAAAGCAAAAATTGAACTTTCGTTATATGTATATTCTGGATATGGAACTTTTAATGATTTAGTTTTACCCTATATGATTTGTAGGAACGAAAATGATTTGTATTTGTACACTCCATATCAAGGTCAATCGCTTTTGAACTACACTTTTCAAAATCCTCTTTATAAATTAGGTGATGTATATGATTACATTGATATTGATAAAGGTAAGATTGTAAGAAACATTGGTGTAATAACTTTTGATGGAAGTGATGATGAAGATATAAGATTAAGCCCTCCTGATGGTTCCCATCGTGTTTATTTGTACCTATTTTACAATTCTATTCTATCGATAGAAAATATAAACCCCTATTGTAAAAGCAATATGTTTAAATTTACAAATCTATGGACTGACGGTGTAATGTCACATAACCATCTTTTTTATGTTTCAAGTACTAATATATACGTTTCGTATAATGAGATTACGTCTTTAAATGATTTTAAAGCATGGCTCAATAAAAATCCAATTACTGTAGTTTATCAACTTGCAACACCTACAGAAGAAGATATACCACGAGAATTATTAACTCAATTACAACAATTAAAGACTTATTATCCTCAAACCAATATTATGTTTGATACTGAAGTAGAACCATATATCAATTTTGATTATAAATTGAACTTAAAAGCATGGATTGAAGATAAGGATAATGAAGAAATTATTTATGATAAACAAAACAAAGAAAAAGATAAATACTCTTCAACTTTCTTTGAAAATATGTTTGCTTTGCAACGAACTGGTAAAATATATACAGTTAAATTCCCAAAATGGGAAACATCTCATATTTCAACTGGTGAAAAGTTAGATGCTAATGCTGGTCTTGTTTGTGAACCATCTACTAAAACAATTAAAGGTCAAAATGATTATGCAAATATTCCATTATTTAAAACATATGATGTCAATGCTTACGTGGATGATGAAGGTATACGTCACGTTACTGCTATTAAGGGTGATAAGGACTTTAAAGATGAAGGAAAAGTTGATGTATTCGTATTAGGAATGAGTTATTATGAAAAGGTTTGGTCTGATGATCAATATTGGTATTATTCTAGAACTGATTCACCTAGAGATGGTTATACGATTGCAAGAGAATGTGTTAATCGTGATGGAAGTATTCAGGCTTTTGGTTTGTATGCTAAATATGTCGCTGGAAATATTGATGGTAATTTATATTCTAGTAAAGGATTAAAACCTGCTAGATATTATGGAACTACACCATTGCCTGCTAATACGACTAATACAAATACTTCATATAGCGGTTTGATTAGCCAATGTCATAAACGTGGCTCTTTCTATTCAGGGGGTATGACTTGTGATTATAAATATATTTTAACAACATTCTATTTGAAATATGGAACTTTAAATACTCAATCAATCATGGGTGGATGTAACAATTATAGTGCACAATATGAAGCAAGCATTAAATCATCTACGAATAATACTTACTTCCCATTGACTAAGGCTCAGGCTGATTATTTCCCTGTCGGAGCTAGTGTTTCGATTGGTTATAAATATGGTGGTTCTAATTTAGATAGATATTATTCAACGGTTTCTATTTATGCCGATAATGTAAAAATCATTAAGAAAGTCGCTTTAGATGATAGCAATACTGCGCTGTATTTAGATACAAATACACCTTTCAATACTGCCAATACATCCTCAGGAGCAGTCTTTTGTTCAACAATGCACTGGAGAAGTGGATTCAGTGATGATATTTTAGGACGAGATGGTTGTCCTTGCGATACAAAATCAGAATTAACAAATGGTAAATTCCCAATAGTAATTCAAGGAATTGAATGTATGGTTGGTGGATATGAAACTTATGGAAATGCGTTTATGGATATTGTGGATGCAACTGGTAAACGTGAAGTTTACATACAAAATGATGCAAGTCAGCTAACAACAGATATAGCTACAGCAAAATCTACATATAAGAAATCACCATACGCTATTCAACCAACATCGATAAATAGTTGGAATTATATCACAAAAATTGATTTTGATTTAGCAAATGGTGCTTTCATTCAAACTAACTCTGGGCAAAGTGGATCAAGTACTGGTTCTGGATTTGCAAACGGTTTATACGTTGATAATGCAAATTCAGGACAAAGAGAGTTCCTTGGCTTCGGTGATCTCAGGATTGGTTCTGGTGCTGGTCTTTCTTGCTTGGCTGCGGACTATGGGGTCGGTCTTGCGAGCTGGGACATCCTCGCCCGCCTCTCAATCAACGGTGTCGGGGGTGAATTAACTGCGTAGCAGTTAAGAGGGGATTTCCCCTTATATCACACCGTTATAACCATTTAAACTTATAATAAACAAATATAAGTAAATTAACTTACAACAAGATATTGTGATAGTAAGAATCTTGTTTATATATAATAATTAGGATAAAATTCCTGTTTTACATTTTTGTAATATGTTCTAATTATAAAACTTCATTAAATAAAATAATAAAAAATAAATTAAGTCGTGTGTAGCAATTCTAATAAATATGCTGAATAAGCGATTGCAAAAAATACAATATAGCACACGCAAAGGGCTTCTAAATAGCGTCTTTGTTCCTTGGCTTCGGTAATCTCAGGAATGGTTCTAATGCTGGTCTTTCTTACTTGAATGCGAACAATGGGGTCGGTAATGCGAACTGGAACATCCTCGCCCGCCAATCTGTTATTAGATACTTTTACATACAAAATTATCTAAAATTAAATCAATATATATAAAGTTTAGAAGTCGTACCTAAGCAGGACATTCAATGATTCATTTCATTGAGTCTTTAGCCTTTATGGCTAACAATAGTATGTGACACACTCTATATTCAAACTTGTACACAAGTTTTAGTATAGCGGTTATGTGAATGGCGTAACTGAGGTTTAGTAGAAAAATCTTATGATTATAACCGAAAGACCTAGATATACATGAGAGTAATCTCAAGCGTCTCATTTTACTGAGGCGCTTTTTATATAAATTAATTCAAATATTGTAGAATGAAAGGAGTTTAAATGAGAAGATATTTGAGCAAATTTGAATTTACCCCCCAATTGATTGAGTCTGCAATTTATGACTGTTTAAATGGTGTTGGAAATTCAAATTCTAGATGGAAACGTATGGATTCAGCATATTTTCTAGCTGAATATTTAATATACTTTTCTAGAGATAAAGATAAAAATAAACATGATCTTGCAAGAGAAATTCATGACTACATAATGAAATATGAAAATTACAGAATGAAGTTTAATCCTTTGATTAAGGTTGTTTCAAGAAATATTCATCATGAGATAGTTAACCATGAAATTAATCTACCGCCTATTCGCTATCAAATGAGACGTGATAATTGCAGCGGTAAATTAAGAAAGATTGGATTAGCTAATATTAAACAACAAGTTTATGATCATATCGTAGTAAAAGCTTGTATGGGAATGTTCATGAATAAAATTGGGCAATATCAATGTGCTTCAATTAGAGGTCGTGGTCAAGTTTATGGTAAAGAAACTATAGAAAAGTGGATAAGAAAGAATCCAAAGAAATGCAAATACGTTTGGAAAGGTGATGTAAAGAAATTCTACCCTTCTATTCCTCATGATAAACTCAAGAAATTATTACGTAGAGATATTAAAAATAATGATGTTCTCAATGTAATTTTTTATTTAATTGATACTTACGGAGAAATAGGACTTTGCATAGGTTCATACTTGTCTCAATTTCTAGCAAACTATTACCTATCTTATGCCTATCATTTTTTAAGTGAGAGATGTTTTACTACTAGAAAGAAAAGAAGAACAAAAGAAGTTATGCAAGTTCGTCTTATCTCCAATCAATTATTCTACATGGACGATATTATATTATTCAGTCCAAATAAAAAATATTTGAAGAAATGTGTACAGATGTTGTCTAAATATCTCAATGATGAATTAGGTTTAAGCATTAAGGACGGACACCAATTATTCCCTCTTGATTCAAGACCTATTGATATGATGGGATATAAAATCTATACATATAAGACAACTATTAGAAAGAGAATATTTAAAAGAACGAATATTATCCTTGCCACTTATAAAGACCCTAAAAAGGTTATGAATGTTGAAACTGCAAGAGCTTTTATGAGTTATAAAGGATATTTAGACCATTCTAATAGTGTGAAATATAGGAAGAAAATGAAGTTTAAAAGAACTTTCAAAAATGCGAAGGAGGTCATCCGAAATTATGCAAAATCTAGCGGAATTTACGGAAAAGCAACCTGATTATAGGTATTTTAAAGTGAATGATGAACGTGCTGACATTTTCATTTACAAGTTCATTGAAGAAATTGATTCTAATGGTATTGGTGGAGGTAGTATTTCTTTTGATGAGGAAGGAAATGTTATTAATGTTGAAGTAAATGAAGATAATCACGTTTATTCATATAAGGTTAATTGTTTTACAGTTGATCCGAATGAGATTACTGAAGAAATGATTAAAGAAAATCCTTTAGATTATATTGATTATGTTAAGCCTACTGAAGAAGTTGAACAAGACGAATATTTATTAGATTTAGATTATAGAATCACTTGTTTAGAGCTAGGTTTATAAGATTGATTTAAATGTTATTAAAATTAAATAGGTATTAAATCTCATGAGTTATTCGTGGGATTTTTTATTTTACAATTGAATATTTAAAAATTTTAGTGTTTATAGGAGGAAATTATTATGGAACACACAACTACTTACAAAATGTTATTAAAAACTATTACTAAAAAGAAACAAACTGGTTTAACTCAAAAATACATTGCTGATATGCAAGAAAAGTTAGATGTATTCTACGCTGGTGATAGATTAACTACAGAAGAATACGAAGAATTAATGAAATTATTAGATGAATAAAATCATAGTTTTAGTTCAACAAATTAATATTTTTTAAATTCAAAGGAGGATTTATTTATGGACTTTCAAACAATTTATAATGTTTTAGTAACTGTGGCTGCTATTACGATTGGTGGTTTATCATTATACTTAAAAACTTCAGCAAAAGCACAAACTAAAGCTAAAGAAATTCAAGAAACTATGGCTTTAATTATGGGAGAAGCAGTAGTTTATATTAGAAAAGCTGAAGAAGATTATAAAGATACAACTAAAAAAGGTGGAGAAAAATTCAATGAAGTAGTTGATAAACTATATTCATTAGTTCCTGATGCTTTAAAACCCATTATTACTGAAGATAGAATTAAAGATATTGTTCAATCAACTTTTGATGAAGTTGAAAATTATGTTAAATTACAACTAGATAATACAGTTGATAAGGTCGATGTAAAACCTAAAACGACTAAAACCAGATCAAAGAAAAAATAATTGTTTATATAAACCATTGAGTAGAGGTTAATTCCCCTACTCTTTTTTATTTTATAAGGAGGAAATAAATAATGTTAGAAATTAATCAAAGTTATCCATGTAAAGTTGGTTATTATGGTGCGAAAAGAGATACTTCAAAAATTAAATATATCGTAATGCACTATACTGGCAATGTTAAAGATACTGCTATTTCAAATGCTAAATATTTTCATACATCTATTAATAGACAAGCTTCAGCTCACTATTTTGTAGATGAAACAAGTATTTATCAATCTGTACAAGATAATTATGTTGCATGGTCTGTTGGTGGTAAACCACAATCCTCATTCCACCCATTATATCAAATTTGTACTAATTCAAATTCTATTTCTATTGAAATGTGTACAAGTGGAGATAGTGAAGTAAGTGATAAAACAGTAAATAATGCTATTGAATTAGTAAAATATTTAATGAATAAATATGGAATTGACGCTAATCATGTTACCAACCACTATCATGTTAATGGGAAGGCATGCCCCAGTGCTTCTTTAAGAACTGGTGAAAGATGGAATAGTTTTATCAATAGATTAGGTGGTTCAGTACAAGAGGTTACAACAGTATCACCTACTCCAACTGCAAAAGCAAAATCATATTTATCTAATGGAGATAAAGGTATAGCTGTAAAAACAATGCAAACTATGTTGATTGCAGTAGGATATTCTTGTGGTAGGTATGGTGCAGATAGTTCATTTGGAACTGGAACTACTAATGCTTTAAAGAAATTCCAAAAAGCTTATGGTTTAACTGTAGATGGCAAATATGGAAATAAATCTAAAGCTAAATTAGAATCGGTTTATAATGCTAAAACAACTCAAACAACTAAAAATTCAAATGATGATTGGGTAAATAGATTAAATGCTGAAATAAAAGCACAAGGTTTCTCGACATATCCACTCGTTAAAAGAGGCGCTAAAGGCAATATTACAAAACTAATTCAAGAAAGATTAGTTAGCGTAGGTTTTAGTCTTAAAGTCGATGGAGATTTTGGAGAAACCACTGAAGCAAAAGTTAAAAAATTTCAATCCAACAGAGGTCTTACTGTGGATGGAAAAGTAGGACAAAAAACATGGGAATGGTTAATTAGCGGTAAAAGCGTATAGAAAATATAAGAAAGTGAGTATTATCGCCCACTTTCTTTCATTTCTTCTAATGTTTCATAAAACATATTATTTTGTAATTTAAAAATATTTAATGCGTGCTTAATTGTTGTTTCAATATATTTATCTTCACGAAGATCAATTTCAAAGTCTGAATATTCAATATCAAAATCATTAAATACTAGAGCTTTTTCTTGAAAGTCATAATAAAGAATTACTTTTGTATCTTCACCAGTTATTGATTTTACATATTCTAAATCTTTGATAATATCTTCTGATGAGTAAGAAGTATTAAATGGATCATGATAAGCAAAATTTTTATCAACGTATTTTCTTATATAATCGTAAGCATTTCCTAGTGCCATAAATGTCAATCTCCTTTCGTTTATATAAGAATATTATAGCATAAGATATTGATACTTAATTAAATAATTTTTAAATTAACTGAATTTATAAGGAGTTTAAATGAGAAAAGTAAAAATTGTTAGAGGTTCACAAGATATTTTACATGATAGATTGCGTATGAAAGATTATGATAAAGAGTTTAATTTGATTACTGAAACTAAATACGTATCTGTTGTATCTGATGGTGAACGAGAATACACGTTTAAAAACGAATTTATAATTAAATAAAATTGTAGGAGAGAAGTTAATGATACAATTTATAATGGATCATTGGACATCTATTATCGAAGGATTTGCAGCATTAGGTATTGTTGTTGAAATTACACCTATTAAAATTTATCCTTTAAAATGGTTAGGGAATCGATTCAATGCTGGTTTAAAAGAAAAATTAGATGAGTCTAATGCTGAATTAAAAAAAGAAATAGATGATGTTAATAAAAAATTAGATAAGCATATTGATAGCGGTGCAAAAAAAGACATGAAAGATTTAAGACATGATATTCTTGATTTTTCGGATCGTATCACTGAAGGTAGTAAACCTTCTAAAGATGCTTTTACTCATACTTTTGATATTGCTGTAGATTATCATAACTTAATAGAAGAATATAATTTAACAAATGGAGTTATTGATATTGAAATGGAAAATATTAAAAAGAAGTATGCCGAACTATATTTAAATAAAAAAGATAATTAA